CAAGCGGTGTCGTTGTGGTAGCGGACAGGCTATCCCTTTGACCAGCGGCAACGGCATATGGCATTCGTGCATTATCGTGGGTCTACCTCACCCAAGGGCATCTTTATGACTTTGGATGTCGTTGATATCGAACAGATCAAGGCAAAGGCCGTTGAACTGGTGAAGGAAGGCAAGACCATCATGGAATACCGGGATAGCGGTACGGACATCCGCAAGGACTGGCCGATTGACCCTCCGACCATCCTCCTAGAATGCCGCTACGCCCTACAGATCAAGTTGCCCTTGGTTTATGGTGCTATTGATCGTTGCCGAGTAGGCAACTTGCTGAATAACTTCCGGGGACTCTGACCTCTATGGCGCGCAAAAAGACTACCAAAAAGACCCCCATCAAGTCTGGCGGGTCTCCCGAATTAAAGAAACAGGCTACTGGAGGCCCAGGCATCTTCTCGAATTTCGAGTCTGCTAAGTTCTCCAACAAGCGTTCTTGGATCTGGTCGTCGTGGCCGACGGACTTCAAGAAGACGATGACAGTCTTCGATCGTCTTGAGACGACTCGAAAGATGCGCTGGATGGAGTTGAACTCTGGCATCATCCGTCAAGTGCTGTCGGATATGGCCCTCTACAGCGTGGGTCACGGCATCAAGGCCACCGCTCGTACTGGTAGCGCCATGATGGACAAAGAGTACGAGGAGTACTTTGACGAATGGGCGCGTAACCCCTGTGATATCACCGGGCGCTTTAACTTCTACGAAATCCAGCACATCGTCACCCGCCTTGTTTACCGCGATGGCGAATGCTTCATCCTCAAGACCAGGGACGGCTCTGGTCAGCCCAAGTTGCAGATCATCGAGGCTCACCGGGTCTCCAGCGCCCAGAGCGGCGCGCCGCCTCCCGATGAAACGGATGGCATCAAGTTTGGTAAGTACGGCAAGCCAGAGTGGTACAACATCATGCGTTCTGATGGCTCCAGTCGCCGCGTTCCCGCTGGCGCCGTGATGCACATCTACGAACCAGAAGTTGCTTCTGGCGCCCGCGCCTACAGCCCCCTTCAGCACTCGATCAACAACATCGTTGATATGCTGGAAATCATCAGCCTGGAGAAATTCGCCGTAAAGATGAACAGCGATATCGTGCGTACCCTTACTCGCGAGACCGCTCAGTTCGATGGCGCCCAGTCTGACTTTGAAGCCTTTGGAATGAAACCTAGCGGATGGGCTGACGGACTCACTAACCCAGAGGAGGCTTCTACCTTCATCGGTGGTAAGATCCTAGCCCTGTCTCCCGGCGAGCGCCTGGAATCCTTTACCTCAAACCGCCCCAACCCGACTTTTAACGGATTCATGGAGCATCTCATCCGAGATAGCCTTGCGGGCATCCTGCCGTATGAGTTCGTCCACGATCCGTCCAAGGCTGGCGGCGCTTCGATGCGCCTTATCGTGGCTAAAGCGGCTCGTAAATTCGCTCATTTCCAGTCGGTGCTGATGAATCGTTTCCTAACCCCTGTCTGGGGTTATGTGATCGGTGATGCCGTCAACTGCCTCAACGCCCGCTCTTGCGAACATTGGCATAAGGTTCTCTGGACTACACCGAAGTCTGTGACTGTTGATGCTGGCCGCGACTCTGCCCAGAACCGCGCTGACATCGAATTCGGCCTCAAGACCATCGGGGACAACTGCCTGGAAGAAGGCGAACACTTCTCCACGATGGTTCGCCGCCGCGCCATCGAAGCCAAACTCTTCAAGGATATGGCGAAGGAGTACGATGTTCCCCTGTGGATGCTCATCAAGCCCACCAATGTCGGCCTCCAGGATATCACAGGCGAAGAGCCAGAAGAGGAGAAGGATCCCGACGAAGACATGGACGAGAAGTCCAGCGCGGAGGTGTCCGAGGAGACTCAGACCGAGCGCGATGACGCCGAGTCTGACGAACTGGAAGACCCGGAGGGGTAATCCGTTTTTCTTTTATTTTTTATACCCTATGCGAAAACTTATCCAAGCGATGAAGACCGGGCGTCCTATGATGATCCATCCTTCTCTCGCCAAGAACCACATTGATCGCTTCCAGGCGCTTGATGTCAACCTGGACACCAAGGCGGGAGATGTGGCCGATATCCTTAAGATGATGTTCGGTGAACAGCCCAAGATGGAAATCATCGGCAAGACCGCCATCATCCCTATCAAGGGGGTCATTGGTCGCGGCCTGTCTGACATCGAGAAGATGTGCAACAGCGTTGATGTGAATGACATCTCCGCAAATATCGACGAGGCACTCGCCAACCACTCCGTTGAGAAGGTTCTCCTTGATATCGACTCTCCCGGCGGTAGCACCGAAGGTCTCGGTGAACTCGCTGAGAAGATCCGCACGATGCCGAAGTACTGCGAATCCTATTGCGAGACCGCCTGTCTCTCTGCCGCCTACTACCTTGGCTCCCAGGCTAAGTCCTTCAATGTCACCAAGTCTGCCGAGGTTGGATCGGTCGGGGTCTACATGGCCTTCCCCGATGTCTCGGAAGCCTACGCTATGGACGGAGTCAAGATGGAGGTTATTAAGTCTGGCAAGTACAAGGCCATCGGCATGGAAGGAACCAGCCTCACCGACGATCAGCGCAAGTACCTCCAGGAGGATGTCAATGAGACCCACGCCGAATTCAAGGAAACTGTGAAATCCGTCCGAAAGTTCGTCAAGGACGAGGATATGGAGGGTCAGTCTTTCGTTGGCAAAAAGGCCGCTGAAAAGGGCTTCGTGACCGGGATCGTAAGTGGCATGGAAGATGTCCTGTCCGAGTACATCGTTTGACACCAGGCCAACAGCAATAACTGCTATGACCATCGAAGAACGCCTTAATTCGCTCAAGGAAGCCTTCACCGGGAAGGCCGCTGAAGCCGAAGCCTCGTCTGTCGAACTCGCCGCCGCCAAGGAAGCCCTTGCCGCGAAGGAGTCCGAGATGGCCGCTTCTGTTTCCAAGATCGCCGAAGCCTCTGGCGCCATCGAGAAGATGGCCGCTAAGATTGTCGAACTGGAAAGCGCCCTCGCCGAGGCCGCTAAGAAGTACATCGCCCTTGAAGCCTCTTTCGAGACCGCTGGCAAGAAGGCCGCTAAGATTGCCGCCTCCGTTGGCGTTGACCCTGTTGAGGTCAGCCCGGTTGAAGCCAACGCCGTCTCCAAGACGGACGAAGAGATTGCCCAGGAATGGGCGCTCCTCAAGAAGTCCGACGCCAAGGCCGCTCAGAACTTCTACGATCTCAATAAGAGCGCTCTTATGCGCCTTGCTGGCATTCGTTAATCTTTCCCCCTCAAACCCTAATACACTACTATGTCTAACGCTATCGGAGGCTTGACCCTCCAGTTGGTGGCTGAAGAGTCCCTGCGGACGCTCGTCCCGCAACTCCAGCCCCTCACCAAGATCGCAGTCACCGACTTCGGCGCCTATGTCGCCGAGCGCGGTACGACTGTCCACACCCGCTACGCTGGCAAGTTCACGGCCGCTAATTACGCCCGCGCAACTGGCTTCGTTGAGCAGGACGCCGTTTCTACCGATGTCCCGGTCACCCTCGTTGACCAGAAGCATGTCACCATTGCGTTCACCGACTACGAAGTCGCCACGCTCTCGATGGAACGCCTCCGTCGCCTCTTCATGGCTCCGATGGCTAACGCTGTCGTCAAGTCCCTGTTCGACCAGGTTCTCACCAAGGTTGATAGTTCCTTCGCCGATGGTTATGACGGCGCTCAGTCTGCCTTCAACCGCATCGCTGTCTCCAACATCGCCAAGAGCCTTACCAAGGCCAACCTCCCCCAGGAAGGTCGCTCGGCTCTTATCAGCCCCGATGCCTACCAGCAGTTGATCTCCGACCCGGTGATCGCCCAGGCGTTCTCCATCGGTACCTCTGAAGTCATCCGTGGCAACCGCCTCGGTATGATCCACGGAATCGACTTCTTCGAGTACAACGGCTTTGACGCCGCTGGCATCGAAGCGGGCCTCAATGGTGTTGTCTCCTGCAAGGAAGGTCTCGTTGTCGTGACCCGCGTTCCTGCCGCTCCCACGACTGGTGGTGGCGAACAGACGATCGTTACCGACCCGGACAGCCAGTTCTCGTACGCTCTGCGCTACTGGTACGACTGGTCGGCTGGTCTTCACAAACTGTCGGCCAACTGGCTCGTCGGTTCTGCGAAGGGCAACCCGGACGCGCTCCAGAAGATCACCTTCACCTCGTAAGTTTCAGAGGGGTGAAGTCCACCCCTCGCCGCGCCAATGCAGAGAGGCTCACCACACAAGTGGTGGGCCTCTTCTTTTGACCACAGGCCAACTGTATGTCTATCTGGGATGAGTTCACGGCTGATGCCCTATCTATCCTTAACGAGGTAGGTAAGGACATCACGATCAAGAATGTCCCTGGCGGCACCCCTGTTGCCTTTAAGGCTATGGTAACCCAGCCTATGGTTCTCCAGGACATGGAGACTGGTGGCTTCCTTAACTCGAC